TTTTGCCATTTTTATTTTTCAATACAATCTTATCGAATTGTCTTAAATAATCTATATAATGGTCCTTAATAGAACATAAATAAATTTTGTTACTCATAAATCTCCATCCTTACAGCAAAATAGGGCAGCATATGCTACCCCAGAACTTTTTCAACTCCTCGTTTATACGGCCGAGGTTTTACCGACTTTTTCAACTCCTCATTTATACGGCTGAGGTTTTACCGACTTTTTCAACTCCTCATTTATACGGCTGAGGTTTTACCGACTTTTTTATAATTAGAAAAAATCTAATTACTTCTTCTTTAATTATATTATATACCTTTCAAAAAGATTTTACAACAAAAACGCAATAATCAAATTATATCCATTATACTCCTTCAACCGGTTCATCAGGAACTGATGTAAACCATCCATCAATAATCGTCTGGTCAACACCTGCCTGATCTTCATCAGCAATAAATCTAAAATTCCCATCATAATCCCTAGCAAAGAAAGTCCCTTTAAGTTTTGCACTTTTAGGTTGTGGCCTTTCTGCTTCGGTATCATACTCATCTGACGCCAATTCAAACTTACCTTTTAAAAGCCACACATAGCGGTATTTTCCATTATTTTTCTTTGATTTAAAACCAAGTGCTAGTGTAGGAGGAATGTCTTCTTTGCTTTCTATAAGTACTCCCTTTACCACCTTTGCCCCTTGAAGCTTGGCCCTACTATCTAGTGAAAGCTGATTTACTTCTATTTCTACATCAACCCCTTCAAAAGCTGTAATCACATCTTCTACTGTATCGTCAGAGTAGATATTCTCTGAACTCAGTTTAGGTGTAAGTTTAGCACTAATAGCTCTTTCAAGTTTTACAGGTGTATCATATGTTACTCCTAAATTATCATCTTGTGTAAGGATGGCTATATGAATATCCCTTAAACCTATTTGTCTTGCCATTTAACTCTCCTCCTTCTCTTCCAAATAGAAAAATCTTATTGCTTTATGATATATTCCTGTATCTTTTTCATAAAGATCTGCTTCATTTAATCTCTTAAATCCTACATTTTCAAGCTTCTCTTTAACTTCCTTAACGATATCTGTATAGTCCTCTTTTGACCATATATCAACCTGAATATAGTGGCCTGTATAAAATTCAAAATCATCTTCATACTCTTCTCCACTTGTAAAGTATTCATGAAAGGTTATATATGTTTTTGCTTTTCCGGTATATCTTTGGAAAGAAACAGGAATACTTAAGGGTTTTAAAGCATCAATAATTATTTTATTTATCAATCTCCTCAAGCCCCCTCATGAGTTCTTCTGCAATAATGTCGTTTATTTTCCTTTTATTTTCAAGTACAGATTTTTCTGCCCAGTGTTGTGCTGGCTGCTTTGTTGTTCCGTACTCTGTGAATTTTGAATAAAAGAATTCCGAATTATCATCTTTCCTGGGCCCTATTTCTACATAATCGACTCCATTTTTCTTTTGAATTTCAGAGGTATTTATGTTATCAGCCATATGCTTTTTGTTAAGCTTTGACCTAGGCGCCTTTTTCTCCATTGTATCCTTTACTAACTCAGAAGCTCTATCAAGGGCCTTTTTCTTTATACTCTCACCATGAATTCCTAGTTTATTAACCTTATCAATTAGTTCCTGCATACCTTCAAGGGTAATTTTAGCCATCTGTATCACCTTCTATTTCTAAGGCTTTTATTTCAATAAATCTGTTTTGATATTTTATATTATCAATAGAAGTAATGTTGTAGAATTTTCCTTTAAAAGAAATTCTCATAGATTCATCTAACCCTTCAAAATACCTTATAGTAAACTTTACTGTTTTTTCTGCTTTTACTTGGGCAGCTGCGAAATACTCTCTGCCATGAAGATTCTCTATCTTTGCCCATACAATTTTAAATGGCTCCCAAGTTTTAACTTCAAAACCATTGTCATTAATTGATGTTGTTAATCTCTGAAAAGTTATTCTGTGTTTAAATTCACCTATATTCACTTTTATCACCACCTGAAAACCTTATATGGGTAAAGAAGAGCAGAAACAGAAAAAGGAAGTTCTTTAAACTCCCCTTTCTTACTCACTGCCTCTCTATTTTCATAAAAGTGGCCACAAAGAAGTAAAACTGCTTGCTTTATGCTCTGGGGAACTGTTTCATAACCTGCTTTAACTTCTATCCTTACTTTCCCTGGAATATCTATTACATCCTTTGGCCATTTGTCTTTATGAACTATAATTGGTGGCTGTGTTTCAAGTATTTTTACATAGTTTGAAGGCTCTATATAAATTTCTTCTTCCTTTGAATTAGTATAGTGTATGCTATTAACATCTAGTATTGGTGTAATAGGCAGCTTTAAAACTTTACTTGGAAAGGTGTCTAGTATAATCTCTACAATCCTCTGCTTTATGAACCTACCGATAAAATTCTCACAGTATTCAGTAGCTACTTTTATTAGTGTTGTAATATATGCATCTTCATCACTATGTTCTACTCGAAGATGCCCCTTTACTTCTTCAAGGGTTACTATATCTGACCCTATTTCTTCTATAATCTTAATATCCATAACTAATCACTGTACCTTGCTCCTGTTAAAATAGCAACTATACTTCCCTCTACCGGTCCAACTACTACTTCAACAGCCTTAATCCTTACATATTTGTATTCAAGTTTAGCAAGTGCCTGTGAATCAACTTCAATAACATAAGTCTTATTTTCCCCAGCAGTAGTAGTAAAACCTGAAGTGTCTGCTAAAATGTAATCTGAAAAATCATCTCCTGATAATGCTTCTTTATATCTAAATTCAATTGCTGAAGTTTCTGTCCCTAATTCATCGCTACATGCCTCAACAGTGATAGTTGATGTTCCTGTATCTCCAACTCCTGTTGTAATTACGAATGTTACATGATTATAGTTTGATAAATCTATTGGGCTTGTAGTAACTGTTCCAGCAAAGGCATCTGCTTTAGGTGGTAAAATTGAGTTTATATGAAATGTTTTATTCATTATATCTCCTCCATTTAATAAATTTAGGGACAGCTTTTTAGCCATCCCTGTTTATTTACTAATAAATTTCTAATCTCTATTTTCTATCTGCAAGTGCTACAAATGGTGATAAGCTACTGCTTCCTTTGTATGGAGTAAGTGCTTTATCCCAAATAGGCTGACCGTCTACTCTGTAGATAAATCTAAATACACTCTCATCATAAAGGAATCTTACATGGATAGATGAAGCTGCATTAATTCCACCTTTATCTATTAGAAGATACTGACTAAAGTCAGCTAGTATAATATCTCCCAAAGTACCTAAACTGCTACACTGCTCTATAGGTATAACAGGTCTTCCAAATAGTGTGCTGTAAGGCTTATCTGAAAGTCCATTTGCTGGCATATATACTGGTACACCACCATCACCAATTTTTAGTGATAATGTATAAAGCATAGGCTCTACATCTTGATTAATAAGCCATACTGCATTTTGTCTGCTTCTTCCCCACATTCTTGACCACATTTTTACTATATTTTCTACAGTAATAGTCTTTGCAGCTTGGCCTGTTTCTTTTGCTACCTTTACTAGAGCACCTGAATTTAGAATTCCAAGTGGTTGTCCTGCACCATTTCCATTAATTATGGCATCATCAATTTTAAACCCAAACTCTTCAGCAAATCCCTGCATAAGTACTGATTCAAGGGCAGCTGCATCAGTTAAAAGTTCATCGGTTACATAGCAAAGGCCAGTAAGTTTTTTAAGGCTTAAATCCATTACTCTGAATTTAGGTCTAGAACCTATAAGCTGATCTGCTTCATTTTCCCAGTAAGTTTGTATACCACCCCATCTTGAACCATTGGCTCTACTTGTTTCATTTATGGCATTGATTTTAAGGCCATTTGAGTTGGTGCTAAGTGGAATTTTTCTACATTTTGAAGCAATAACGCCCGTATTATAGGCCCTTTTTAAAAGCTCAGAAACAAAATCCTGCTGAACTAAAAAACCTCCATCACTTGGAACACTTTCTGAAAGTCCAGAAGCTGCTCTGGTTGTGAGTCTTGAATCGACTCTACCATTAGGACATGCAGCCCTATAAACTGCCATCATCTGCTCACCAAAGCTTCTAAATTTGCCTTCATTACCTGACAGATTTGAATTTTGTGGTTCAGTACGTGTTGGTTCAGAATCCCTAATGTTAAGTTCTGCTTCTAACCTTTGCTGTCTTTCTTCAAACTCAATTTCTGTTTGCCTTTTGTCGATTTCTGCGTTCAAGTCTTTAAGCTTTTGTTCCTCTTCATCGGTTAAAGTTCTATTTTCCTTCTCTGCTGTATCAAGAATACTCCTTGCCTCTTTTATAAGCTCTGCTCTTTTTTGCTTCATTTCAGCTATATTTTTCATTAATTAATCACTCCATTTCATTGATTTTGGGGTATAAAAATAGCACCTTCTACATATCCTTAAGAAAGTGCTTTAATACTTACTTAATAATTCAATTTTTCTTTTATACAAATCTAACTTCTCCTTAGCCTTTTTAGCTTTTATCTGTCTTTCTTCTTCCTTATGCTTTTTAAAGACCTCATCCATACTTCTAACTCCCCCATCTGTTTGAGGATAAGCAGGATAAGTTACTGGTGATACGTCAAAAAGCTTTACTTTGTGAAGCTCTCTTATATCCATACCATCTTCAAGTCCCCAGCGGTCGGATTCTACAATAAATCCAAAGGACATTTGAGTAATATCTCCCCTATCAATAGATACAAGAAGGTCTCTAGCCCACTGGGTATCTGGTGGATAAATTATAACCTTTAAACCTTTTTCATCTTCTTCGAGATGTAAAGTTCCCGATTTATTTCTACCAAGAACATAGTCGGGATTGTGATTAAAAAGAGCACGTATATCATCCTTTTCTACTGAATCTTTAAAGGCTCCAGGCAGTACCCTTTCTTTATATGGGAAGAAACCTCCTAATGTTTCACTCCACTGATTAAATACTGCTGCATGACCTTCAATTGTTCTAACTATTTTGCCCCCATCTGCTCCATTAGGCTTATTTTGTACCCTCAGCTCCGTCAAGTTTACCGTCCTTCTCTCTAGTTTCATCAATATCACCACCTTCCTTAAATTGACTATTCACTTCAGTTTTTGACTTTGCAAAGGCACCTGCCATGTTAAGTGGTAGCATATTTCCATTGATAAGGTACAAATCTCCACCTTTTTCTTCACCAATGGGGTTCATATCCTCTAATTCCCTTATGTCATTGGCACTATACCAGCCATTTTGTCTTCCTATAGCGTATCCTTCCATCCTTGTTTTAAAATCTCCCCTTAAAAGTCCATCTATAGTAAACTTTACAAAATACTTTTTCCTCTCACTTGGAGTAAGTAAACATTTATGAATAGCCTGTTCCCACCTTACAAGCCAAGGTCTTATGGTATGAACTGCAAATTCGATTGATTGATGCTCTATATTTGAAAAGGTTGCGTGTTCTAAGTCTCCAATAAGGTGAGGAGGTACTCTATAAATTCTACATATTTCGTTTATCTGAAATTTTCTTGTCTGAAGAAACTGGGCATCTTCCGGTGGAATTCCTATTTCATGGTATTTCATCCCTTCTTCTAGTACAGCTACTTTATGGGAATTCCCAACACCTCTGTACACCTCTTCCCACTGTTTTCGAAGCTTTTCAGGGTCTTTTAAAACCCCAGGATGTTCAAGTATTCCTCCCGGTCTTGCTCCATTTCCAAAGAATCTGGCACCAAATTCCTCTACTGCTAGTGCTAATCCCACAGCTTCCCTTGCAGCAGATATGGGAGATATCCCAGTAATCCCATTAAAGGAAAGTCCGGGTATATGAAATATTTTCTCTTTAGGGTAAATTATCTGCTTTCCATCAACGGAATATCTATATCTAATTTTCTTAGTTTCCTTATCCCTTTCTACTACCATCTTATCTGGCTGTAGGGGATAAAGCTCTACAATATTACCTGCTCCATCTCTAACTATTTCAGCGTAGGCATTTCCCCATAGCAGAAGATGTGCCATCATTGTTTCTCTAAAGGAAAAGCTGGTCATCTCTTCGTTGGGTAAATCATGAAGAATTGAATACAGAGGGTGGTTTATGGCCTTTTCTTTTCCTTTAGTTTTTCTAATATATAGAGGTAGTGGTAAGCTTGCAACAGTTTCTGCAATTACTCTAACGCATGCATAAACAGCTGTTGATGTTATAGCGTTATATTCAGATACGTTTTTTCCAGAACTCGACTCAGCTCCAATATCCTCAGACATTAGAAAAGCCTTGATTTTATCATCAAGAGCTAAGTTTCTTCTTTCAAATAGTTTTGATATGAAGGGTATTTTCAAGAATTCACCTCCTTGTTTGGGATACAGAAAAAGCACCCATTAAAGAGTGCCTTCGCAGTAAATTTATTTGTTATATTTTAGGTTTTGTAATGTCTGCTTTGCAATTTGGACTGCTTCCTGATCACTACGATTGATGTTATCTGATTCTATAACGTATTCAAGAGCCTTAATTATTTCTTCTCTTTCAATAATTCTCATAAGTGCATTAACTCTAGTCCTAGTTCCTTCTCTTTTACTATCTCTTCCACTTTCACGAAAGAGCTGTTTAATAAACTCAGTCTTATATACTCTGTCACTTTTTAATTGATCATATTTCTCAAATATCAAGCCGGCATATTTGCCTACAAACCAACCTCCCGCTGATTTTATGTCGTCAATCATTTTTGTATTGCTCACTTTCATCACCTCTAATAAAATTGTATCACAATATCTGGTAATATGCTTTAGCAATTTAATAGCTAATAACCATCTTAAGCTACATCTTGTCAAACTTAGTTGTAATCTTTTAAAACATTGTAACTACAAAACCAAAATCCCCCTCTCATCATATACAGACTCCCTATTCTCATTCCTTATAGCCCTATCAAGTGCCATAATCATTGCAACAGCACCATCTATTTTCTCTGTTGATTTTTCTTTGTCAGGCTTTATATTTCCTGCTGGATCAGTTCTTACATGAATATTATCCATCATCCACTGTAAAACTGGATGTCCACCATGGGCTATTCTCTTTTCTAGGGTAAGCTTCATAAGTTCCTTTGTAGGAGGTGACATATCTTTATAACCTTGTCCAAAGGGAACTACTGCAAATCCAAGACCTTCTAAATTTTGCACCATCTGGACTGCTCCCCACCGGTCAAATGCGATTTCTTTTATGTTATACTTTGTTCCAAGTTCTTCTATAAATTTTTCAATAAATCCATAGTGTATTACATTTCCTTCTGTTGTTTTTAGAAATCCTTGCTGCTCCCATATATCATAAGGGACATGATCTCTTCTTACTCTAAGTTTTAAATTATCTTCTGGTATCCAAAAATAAGGCAGTACATAATATTTATCATCTCCTGGTATTGGTGGAAAAACCAATACAAAAGCTGTTATATCAATACTGCTTGAAAGGTCAAGTCCACCATAACACATTCTTCCTTTTAGTTTTTCAGGATTAACTTCAAAATCACATTTATCCCATACATCCATAGGCATCCAGCGTACTGATTGCTTCACCCACTGGTTAAGTCTTAGCTGCCTGAAGATATTTTCTTCTGCTGGATTTTCTTTTGCGCTTATATAAGCTGCCCTTACTTTCTCTATATCAATGGTATGGCCTAGTGATGGATTAGCCTTATACCAGTTCTTTTCATCGGTCCAGTCATCATTATCATCTATTCCATAAATCACAGGGTAAAAGGTAGGGTCTATCTTTTTCCCTCTTAGTATATCTCCTGCTTTTTGATGTATTTCCCAGCAAATAGAATTTCTATCATTTCCAGCAGTTGTTATTAAAAAGAAAAGTGGCTGCTTTCTCGCATCACCACTTCCCTTTGTCATAACATCATATAGTTGTCTGTTGGGTTGCGCATGTAGCTCGTCAAAGATTACCCCATGAACATTCAAACCATGTTTTGTGTAGGCCTCCGCTGATAGAACTTGATAAAAACTAGCTGTAGGCATATATACTAACCTCTTTTGTGAAATTACAGGTTTAATTCTTTTTTTAAGTGCAGGACACTGCTCAACCATTTCTACTGCTACATCAAATACAATAGATGCCTGCTGCCTATCTGCTGCACATCCATAAACCTCAGCTCCCCACTCCATATCGGCACAAGTAAGGTAAAGGGCTACAGCTGCTGCAAGTTCACTATTGTGAGTAGGTACCATGGATAAACCAGCTAAATATAGTCTTGATGGACTATCTACTTGAATACATCTCATTTTAACTTTTGGAAATGGTTTTATTTCTGCTATATAGTGAAAATGGGCACGTGATCTTTCATTTCTTAATACTCTTCTTTCTAGCTTTCTTTTAAGTCTTGATACTGGCATATCTTTAAAGGCGGTAAATCTAATAATGTATAAAGGCTCACCAGTTGGTATTCCATATCGTGTTGATGGCTCTACTGTTAAAGCATTCTTTATTCCAAGACTCCATAATAGTTCCTTAACTCCTGCTGCTAAATCAGGAATTGTTGTTACATAAATGCTTTGTCCCTTAATCTTAGATACGCATCCATCTGAATCCATTAGTCCTTGCAGCAGATTCCATCTTTGCTTTATAGACCCTCTTAAGTAAATCTGTGGTATCTTTTTATCTCTAAAGCTGTCTAAAAGAATCTTTTTTAACGCTGGTACTCTTAAAATATCACTTTCTCCCTCTTGCTCATAATGATTACTTATTTTGTAGGTAATATTTGAAATAACATCATCTATATCTTTTCTACAAACAGTTAATTCTGGTTTTTGTGCATTCCCATTTCCAAGCCAGAAACCAAATACATATGGGTCAATAGGGAGTTCTTTTTCTTCTAATTCAAGGGGCTTTGTTATAGGTATTCTAAACAATGACCTATCTTTTCTCCCTATTTGTTTTTTATACATTTCTTCTGTTGTAAGTAGTTTTTCTCTCCTTCCATTATTGGTTACTTGAACCCTCCATAGATGTCTTGCTCCTGCTATTATTGAATTCCCATCTCTAAAGGTTATTTCATAAGCCTGCTCTGTATCGTCAATTTCGCTAATTGCTACCACATTACAAGGTCTTCCCATTTCATCGAATACTTTGTCTCCAACTTTAATATCTCCCATAGTAGTCCATCCATCTGGTGTTGGAATAGGAGTACTTAGTGCTAGCTGTTTTCCATTTTTCTTTGGAATTTCAATATATGCAGTATTATACTGTCTATACCCATCTTCTTTAACAGTTCCAAATATATCTCTAATGATTTTATCCTGCCAAGGCAAAAGGTCAAAAGGTACTCCATGCCATACACCCTTAGTATGCTTTAGGTTATTTATGAATTTAATTGCCCTTTCTGCTTTTTTCTCATCAAACATTATTTCACCCTCAGTAAGCTTTCCATAGGATCATCAGTATCCGTCTTTTCTGTGTTTACTCTAATTCTAGTTCGTGCTGCTGGAGTGAGTCCAAACTCAGAACAAAAATCCTTCATCACCTTAAGATACGTCTGGGCTATGGATACCTGTGGTACCTGCTGGATATATCCTGATGGTGTTTTAAAGATGGTGCCATGCTTTGATAAAAACTCCTCTGCTTCCTTCCACCTTGCATAGGCTTGACAGTATCCTGCAAAAGCTGCTGCGTCTACTTGTGTTAAAACTCCAATTGCTTCTAAAGTTTTAGCCATTCGTTTCCATTCTTTTTTCGCTTCAGGTTCAAGCCATGACGGACATCTTGGTGCCTTCTTCTCTGGCTTGGGTTCATTATTATTAAGTGGCCTTTTTCCTGGATTGCCTTCAAGTACCTTTAGAGCAGTTGGTTTTGGTTTTCTTCCTCGTGTCGCCATGGTATCACCTCCATTTTCCCTATATTTGCCCCGTAAGGGGTTTTTATCTTTATTTCAATGGATTATGCCTATAACAAGAAAAAGAGCCTTTGTGGCCCTTTTTAGCTTTCTCTTGCCCTTTCCACCGCTAATTGAATTTCAAAACTCCAGTCGGTTTTTGTAAGTTTCCCATCGGGGTCCCAAAACATCTCTAGGTCTTCTACCATATCTACAATTTTCTCTACATCTTCCTTTGCTTCTTCCCATCCAAGTACATTAATTTTTTCTACTGCTGTAGCAATTAAGCCTTCCATCATTATTTTCATTTTTAATCTTGTCATTTTTATAACCTCCCTGTGTTTTTGTTACTCTATACATCACTCTAAACACAGGTTATTGCAAGGATTTTATTGTCCGTTTTAGTTATTTATTCTTCTACTTCATATTTACCTTTAGGATTTCCTTTTCTAAAAGCTCCATTACCTGATAAGTTTTTAAGTAACTCTTTCCTTGCCACCTTATACTCATCGCCAATCATCCCTAGTCTTAAAAGCCATGTTCTGAAGGTATATTTTTCATTATCAGTAGGTTTAACTTTTGCTGAAGCATATTTTAATTTTTTAGCTTTTTCATTTAGAATGGATACAAACTGCTTAAAAACTTCTTCCTTTTCAGGATTTTCTTCTTGTAGTAATTTAAAGTTTATGGTTTTGTCATAGAAATCAAATTCAATTCCCGGGCAGCTTCTTTCACCTATATCTTCAAGAGCTGTTTTAAAATCTTCTAAGGTTTCAATTTTAACTTCGTTAATACCTATGATAAAATCTTCTCCTATTAAATCTTTTTCAATCTCTAAGGCTTTTTTAATAAGGCCTTGTTTGCTGTAAATCATGTTAACTAGATTCCTTAAGGTTCTGCCGTTGTGACCTTCCATTGGAAAGGTTGCTTCAAAGTCTGCAGCTACAATTTCATTGGCTGTCCCAGTTTCTATTTCTTCAGTTTCTATTTCCTTAGGCTCTGCTTTTTCATATTCTGTTAGCAACTTTTCAAGCCCCACTTCTTCTCCCAATGCTGTTATGATTTTTCCTTCCCTATCAATAGTATAGGTTTCATCTTCAGTTTCCAGTTGGTATGCAAAGCTTGGTGCTCCTAAGTAATTTGCTTTCACTCCAAAATATCTTTCTAATTCATTTACAATTTCCTTTCTATCCATCTAAAATACCTCCCTGTGTTTTTATTACTCTATACATCACTCTAAACACAGGTAAAGTCAAGAAATTTATTAATTAGATAAAGAAAAAGAACTGATTTCTCAGTCCTCAATTTCAATAATCTCGAATTTTTTATTAAAGTCTTTTTCTTCAATCCAGTAATCACTTTCTCCTGTATCATCATCGTTTACAAATATTTTGTATGACCCGCCGTCTTTATGCCTTACAAAATAGAATTCTTCTTTTGTAATTTTGTCTTTACAAGTCCCTGCATTTACCATCTTAACCCCTCCTGTGTTTTTTGTTAATCTATATATCACTCTAAAACACAGAAAAGTCAAGGATTTTATCTGAATAACTGAAAAAGGCCTAATGGCCTTAATCCAGTTCCAAGGCAGTATATCTTGGGTATGTATATCCCTCAGAGTTTACTAAAACCTTCTCCCCAGTTACTTTGTTTTTAACTCTTATACATCTTAACTGCCCTTTTTCGTTTGGCCCTCCATCTTCCTCTGTAATCCAAGGCTGGTCTTTTAAGAAGTCTTTGCTAAATAGTTTAAATTCCTCATCGCTAAGTTCAATTTCTTTTGTAACTTCATAATCCGTCCCTTCTCTTCCTGCTTTTAATGCTTCCTCAGTCAGTTCTTTTAATTCTTTTAAATCTGTTATTTTTCTTCCAAATAATGCTTTCATCTTTTAAATCCCCTTTCTGTGTTTTTGGTTACTCTATATATCACTCTAAAACACAGATAAGTCAAGAAAAAAAGTCTTAAAAGTAAAACTTTTACATCATATCTTTTTCTTTAAGGCTAAAATACCCATCTCCTATAATTACATGGTCAAGAACCTGTATTCCTAAAAGCTCACCTGCATCCTTTAATCTTTTTGTAACCCTGATATCCTCTGGACTAGGTTTCGGGTCTCCTGAAGGATGGTTATGAAGTAGTAGAATTGATGATGCATTGCTAAGTAGTGCTCTTTTGAATACTTCCCTTGGATGAACAAGGCTTGAGTCTACTGTTCCCCGACTTACTTCAAATAGTCCTGTTACTTCATTTTTAGTACTTAAGGTTATTATAGAAAACACTTCTTCTGACATCTCGTGTAGGTGTAAAATTTCCGTTGCTATCTTCCAAACTTCTGAAGGTGAGTCTATCTTCTTGTCGATATTATACCTTGCTGCCTTTTCTTTAACTAATCTTATTGAATAGGTTGTGAAAGTTTTCATTTTACCAGCCTCCTGCGTTTTACTGTAGTCTATATGTCACTCTAAACACAGGTAATATCAAGTCTTTATTTTGTTATATTGATATTTCTGTAAGCTATTTTTTCTCCATCTCTTATTAGAAAAACTTCTTCATCAGCTCCAACATACTCGATATATCTTTTAACAATAACATCCACATACTTTTCGTCCAGCTCTACTCCGTAGCATATTCTTCCTGTCTGCTGACAGGCTATAAGAGTAGACCCACTTCCTGCAAAAGGTTCTAG